CTTTAGCTGACTCTCCAATTGTAGATATGATATTACTCGATGGTGATCTTGATACCATATCTAATCCTAGATTAATTAAAAAGTCATCTCTGTCTTTATATGTTTCCTTTGGTCTTGACATCCGTGAAATTCTTTGAAGCTCACCAATAGATAAATCACCTATATTACTCATCTTCATATCATCTAATGATTTTACTGGTCCAGCTTCATCATAACCTTGTCTAGGTGTTAACCCTGAAGTAAGTCCTTCTCCCGTGGATCCACCCATTCTAAACATTGGTCTTCTTAAAGTTCTCATAATTATTTTATAAAATTACTTCCGTATTGATTAGAGTAACCACTACCTAATCCCATTAATCCACCTACTACAGCACTTGTTCCTAAAGCTGTTTGTAATGCAGTTGGATCTGGTGTTACTTGTTGTTGAATGCTTCCTGGTATTTGCGCTACTTGACCAACACCTTGACCATAGACACCAAGTCTTTGGTAAGGTTCCATAGCTTGCATTTGATTACCTTGCGCTTGTGCGTTAAGAACGTTTTGCGATTGGCCTTGTTGAATGCCACCTATGTTAGTAAGAGTGGATAGATCATTTTGTCCTAAAGCTTGTGTTCGACCACCTAAACTTTGTTGGTAATTACCAAGTCCTAATTGTCCTTGTGATAATCCTGCTTGTGCTCCAGCTAATCCTAATTGATTAGTATAATCTTGTTGTCTAAGAGCTGCTCCTTGACCATAACCTTGTTGTAATAATCCTGCTTGTAAAGCTGTTCTGTTTCTATCTGATCCTAATTGGTACTCTGATTGTAAAACTCCTTCTCTACCACCACCAAAATTTCCTGACATGACAGCTCTGTCTGATATGTTTTGTTGTCTCATAGCAGCTTGTTTATCAAACTCTGATAATGTTGAATCTATAACTTGTTGTTGGTACGGAGACATATAAGAAGCAATTGATCCTGCTCCTGTTCCTGCTCCTGTTCCTGTCGTTGCTTGTGCTGCAGAAATATAAGGTGACACACCACCTAAAGTAGTACCGGCTTGTGTTCCATAAGTTCCTGCTTGATTTAAATAAGGTTGATAAGATCCAACACCTGATCCTGCTAAAGAAGCGGCTTGTGTTTGTAACTGATCTTGTGCTGCAACTTGCGGTGCAAATCTTGATGTATCTAAAGGTACAGATGTTAAACCTGTTAATTGCTGAGCGTAGTCTTGACCTAAGTCGGATACGTATTGTTGGGGTAATGATGATGCTGATGTTATTGCCATTATACTTTTCCGCCTTTAGCAGCAAATATTCCTGTAGGTTTTTTAATTGTTCCTTTTATAACACCCTTTATTTCGTCATTAGTCGGAGGTTTTTTCTTGTTGAATCCTGATCCCACTGTTTCCCTAATTTCTGTAGGTGTTGTTAGGCCGTGTTTTTTCCCATAATTAATTAATTTAATATCATTCTTTGATAAATCAGCCACTAGCGTTTTACTTTTACCAGACGACTTTTCACTTTGAAAACCTGCTCTACCTCCATAACGGTAGGTTGCTATTTTACTTCTTCCTTTGATTTCTTTTCCTGGCATTATATAATCCTCTTTTCTAATTTTTGTGATGTTTGAAACATTTCTCTAGCACCTTCTAGTCCTTGAGATTCTTGGGACACTTGTCCACCTTGTTCTAAGTTGCTCATAAGTTTTTCCATAATCTGTGCACCTTCATCTATATCCCCGCCGCCTGCTGCTCGAACAGCGTCGGCTGTAAATACAAATTCATTCTTTGATAATCTAGCAGGTACGTCATCTGCTTTTTCTTTTCCACCGATAGGAACGAACCCACCTTCAGCTCTTAAATCCATTTCATTTCCACCAAGGTTCATTAATCCACCTTCAGCATAACCAGTAGTTCTTAATGAATTCAAAAGACCTTTTCCTTTATCTTTCCATGTTGCTACTTCAGAAGGATTATATTTATTTGCTTTTAATAGGTTTAAATCGGACTGATTAAAAATATCATGAACTCCGCCACCTCCGGTATAACCTATTCTTCCGCCGTGAGCAGCCATTTGTTGTTCTTGCATTTGTCCACCTTGTTGAGACATTGCTTCGCTCATTAAATACTTGTACTCGTCAAAAGTTGTACCTTTAGGTATATCCCCTTTTCTTATAGCGTCTAAAAATAATTGATATAATTCTGCGTTTATATCTGGCATAGATGCCATTTCTTTATTACCTACTGATGGTGGAACACTATCTATTACAGGAAACTCTAAACCACTATCTTCAAATATTTCGCCTGGTCTAGGTTCACCTTTTGAACCATTTGCATAACCTATTCTTCCGCCGTCAGCTGCTGTTACTGGATTTAATCTTGTTTCTTGTTGCGGTGTAAATCTTAAACCTGCTGCTTTTGCTTGTGCATCTGAACCTTGTGCTGCTGCTGCAATAGCTGGTATGTCTAATCCTGTGTTGTCAACTGCTAATGTATCTTTTGGTTGAGAGCCTGCGTAAGCTCCTGCTGCAGTTCCTATTCCAAGTGCTTTCATAAGTTTTGAATTTAAATTTTTTTGTTTGTATTGTTCAAGTGCAAGTGCACCTTTTTGCTCTTTTGTCATGTTGGTAGTGTCCGGTTCTTGGCCTCCATATAAATTAAAATAACCTGGATTTCCACCAGGCATAATAGTTTGACCTATTTTTTTAGCGATATTCCATAAAGGATTACCCGTGTCTTCTTCAGGCGGTGTGCCAGTTGTATCCGTTGGAAAACTATCAGCATATATATCATCTGGAAAATAAGGCGGTGTGCCAGTTGTATCCGTTGGAAAACTATCAGCATATATATCATCTGGCGGAAATCTATTGGCATTGTAGTCATCATATTCTTCTGGAAAATAAGGCGGTGTGCTGCCTGTAGGTTCGCCAGCCTTTGCTCCTCCAGTATTATATAAATCATAGTAACCTGTTTTTCCTCCAGGCATGATAGTTTGACCTATTTTTTTTATGACATCGCCAGCTCCACCTTCACCTCCATATAAATCAACGTAACCTGTTTCTCCTCCAGGCATAATAGTTTGGCCTATTTTTTTTATTGAATCCCAACTCGGGATACCCCAATATCCTGGTCTTGAACCATCTGCTGTTGGTGCAACTAACATAGATCCAGCGTTGGATCCCATGATGCCACCGCCAGCCATATTCATTCTTTGTTTTCTTGCTTGAGAATATGTAGGATGAACACCTGTAAGTCTAAGATCTGGTGCTCCTGCTTGTAGAGAAGCGCCTCCCATATTGTACATTTGTCTGTTCATTAATGCTCTATTTATAGCCATAATTATTTATTTTGTTATTGTATTTTAAGGCAGGAATTTCACCTGAGTGTACATTACTTTACTAGTTTTTTACTAGTAAATCAAGACTATGTTATCGTATCTCTAGGTTTAATTTCTAGAGCAGAAAGCACCACATGTAGTCTATTTGCGGTGGCTGCTGTTACTTTTAATATTTCACTTTCCTCTAATACTAGAGGTGCTGTTAATAATTCTGTAGTTCCATTAGCTGATATAGACTTAGTTTTAAACAAACTAAATACAGCATCACTTGTGTCAGTAATAGTAGCCGTTATAGTATCAGCATTACCAGAGTCTTCAGACACTAATATAGATTTTATAACACCTGTTGTAGCAGATGGCACAGTGTATAGTGTTGTTACACTTGTTGATGTTAGATCTACTTTTTTATTTACAAAAGAATTAGCCATTATGATAAAAAGAAGTTAAACGATTCTACTTCATCCTTTACGTCTTGTTGAAATGTAGTATTTAATTTTTGCACAATACCATCTACATCTCTTACAAAAGATTGTTGTAATTGTTGATCATACTCACGTGATGGTTGAGTCAAAGATTGTACTATTCTAGCCATTATATATCTCTGTTTCTTCCTGCTAAAGCTTTATCGACTCTTCCGCCTTTGTTAAAAGGACTTGAATCCCAGCTATCATCACTTCTTCCGCCGCCTCCGCCATTACCGCTATCACTATCTATTGTTGGTGCAGGTGCAGGTTCTGGTGTTGATACAAATTCATCTAGAATATTTCCACCATGACTTCCATCCGCATTTGTTATATCTCCACTACTATCAACTTTACTACCATCACTACTATAAGTTGGATTACCACCATAAGTTCCTGATTCTGTAAAACCTCTATCTGCTGGATCTACATCATCTTTATCCCATATTTCTTCTTGTTTTTTTATTTTGTCTTTTATTGTTTTGTCTTTATCTTTTTTGCCTTTTGAAATAGTGTTATCAACGAACTTATTAACTGTACCTCGCATATCCTTTCCTATAATTTTAGAAGCTATTTTGTCAAACGCCCAACTAAATAACATTCCTAAAGGACCAAACAGGCTACTTATTCCAAGTTGTTTTGCAACAGTACTTTTTAAAAAGTCCGAAGTTCGTTTTGTAAAAAATCCAGGTTTCTCTAAATCTTCTGGTTTTGTAATATTGTCTATTGCGTTCTTAGTTTTAGTAAGAGTGTTAGTAAGAAAGTTTTTAGTGTCTTGATCATCACCTTCAAGTATATTTTGTATTTGCGTGTCGCTATAAGATGCACCGCCTTCTCCTTCTCCTTCTCCTTCGCTGGGTAATGCGGCTAGTGTTTTTGATGATATAGCTAGTGGAGCTAGAGGTGTCGCCCCGCCTCTATCTGCTGCAGCTGCCACAGGTCTGTTTAGAAAGCCACTAACAGCTTGATCAAGGTAATTATCCTTTTTTGCTGTAGCTTGATCATAGAAATTTTTTGCTAAAGCATTGTATCTTTTTGAGTCAAAGGATGAAAGACCAGCTCCTTCTTGATTTTGTCCAAGTAGGTTTGTAATAGGTGGAGCTGCTTTAATTTTTGCTGCTGGTTGAAAAGAAGTTTCTCCACTTGGCATAATTGCTTGACTTTCAGGTAACCTTATATTTTCAACTTTTGGCGTTTGCATTGCTATTTTTTGTGTTGGATCACTTATAGCGTTTCTTTGTATTGGAGCATCTACAATACCTGCGTTTCTAAGTGCACCTAGTGTAGTGCCTTCTAATAAATGCTGATATTGACTTAAACTTTTATCTATCATTATCTTCTTCCATCTGGTTGAATGTCTAATCTAAATGTACCAAGTCTCCAGAACTGACTTGTACTTGTGTTGTCTACTTTTAATGATACCGATCTTGCTCTAGCACGTGTATCAATTTTTTGTGTACCACTTGTTATTGTAAAGGGTCCAAGCGATGAACTGGCTGAAGTGTCATTTGGATAATCTCTTAAATTTAATGTGACTCTTGCATCACCTGTTTGTGATAAAAAATCTGGTATGATTCTTCTAATTTTCATCATGTACTCACCGTCTCCCTCTAAACCCTGTTGACCAATATCAAAATCTCCTGATTCTATATTAGCAAGAATTGCAGTAGTTGCACCTTCTTTTACTTGATTTAATCCTGTCTCATGTTCGTAGTATGTAGATACACCATCTGTGTTTCCGTAAACATAATCTTTATCTGTTGAAGAACCTGTACCATCTTCATCATAACCTGTTGCATGAGGTGTACCAAATACAGCAGAATCTTGCCACGAGGTTCTAGCTAATGTACCTGTAGTCCAAATAGATCTTTGAGGAGTGGAGTCTATATAATTATAAGTTACCATTCTATTGACAACACCTGATCCTGAATTTGGATAAAACCATGTTATTTCACCAAACAGATTATTTAAACCTGCATTGATATGTTCTTTAGGTATTGTATTAATATCATCATATACAAAGTCTTCTACTAAACAAGGTAAAGATTCTAGTTTACCTGTGTATCTAAAGAAACCATTTTCAGACATCCAATAAGCAGAACCGTCAACCTCTACGGCTGCATTCTTACCTATCAAACCACAGTTAGTACCTACTTGTTGAAATGAAAAAGTAAAAGGTGCACCAACAAACCTCATAATAAATAAAGCTGTGTCAGTCCAAACATATATAGCATCACGACCTCTAAGAGATCCTACAATTCTTGATCCATCAGATAGTCTTTGTGTACCTGCCGTGTTAGTTGCTGTAGGTGTGTAAGTATTGATATCTTCTTGTGAAGAAAATCTTATAAACATTTCATCTTGTGTACTTGATGTACCAACAGTTGTTTCTGTTCCAAAGAAAATTAAATGCCTATCCGGTGCAGATACAAGCATAGTTCTAGAGGCTGTAGGTGCTCCTGAAACAATAGTTGCTCTAGTATTTGTAGCATTTGTAGCATTACCATCCCAAGAAAAAGTTTCTCCGTTAAAGATAGATGCAATTAAACTATTACCAAAATTATCTAATGACCATAAACCTGGATCTGTAATAATATCTCCTGATGCAGCTGCGCCCCAACCAGCATAACTTGATGCATCTGTAACAGTTGCTCCTGATGAATGTATAGCAGCTGTTGTACCCGATGCTCCTCTAGTTAAACCTGATAAAGTTCCTCCGCTATTTCCTGTGTATGTAATTAATTCTGAATCTATAATAACTGTTCCTGATGATGGAAACGATGTGGAACTAGCCATTGTTAAACTTGTAACTGAAGCATTGATGCCTGAAGATAAAGTAGATACAAACTGTCCTGATTGTGTTCCACCCCATTGCCCCAATCCATAACCTGTCGATGCAACTTCAGCTGCTGGACCGACGGAGTAATAATGTTTTACTCTTATACCACCAGATGTTGTAGCACCTGATCCACTTTCTACAGAAGGCATAGTAATAGTTATTGTTGTAGAGGTTGGTATTGATGTAACCATAAATTTGTTATCATCAAAAAATGTAGAAGTGTAACCAGAATTTGTAATAGCTGTAAAACTATCTAATAATATAATATCACCTTTGTTAATATTGTGAGCAGATGCAAAAGTTACTGTTACAATAGCGGATCCGTTTGTAGTTGTAAAAGCACTTGTTAGTGTAGTTGTAGCTTTAATAGGATGAATATCGTAAAAGATACCCCCAGAGTATACATATAAAATTCTATTTGTTCCAAGTGCAGCATATTTAATACCCGATGTATTAATAAAATGATGAATAGCTGTGTTTCTTCCTGCTATATCAACTGAACCTAATTGAGCCCAACCAC